AGGTCGGCATCATGGGTGACAAGACGTATCCCGACGGCCAGCTTGTGGCGTATGTCGGGTATGTCAACGAATACGGCTACAAGGGGATGATCCCCGGCCGCAAGCAGACTATTTACCACTCGGTCAATGCTGATGGGTCGATGCGCAACGACGGGCGCTTTGTGAAGGCCAAGAAGGCCAACCTGGCACGCATCGTTGACGTGCCGTCCTATGAGCTGAACATTCCGTCTCGCTCCTTCTTTCGGACGGCCGTTGCGAACAACAAGGATGCTCTGAAAGCAGCTATCGCCAGAGCAATTCGCGAAGGCGGCATGGAGTTGGGGATTCGGGCTGCCGGGGAGTTCATGGTTGACGCCCTGAAGGAGTCGGTCATGACCTGGACTGATCCGCCGAACGCTAAAAGCACGATCAGACAAAAAGGGTTTGACAGCCCCTTAAGAGGTTCTGATAGGCTCCTCAGGAATTCATTCACTTATGAAATCCTTGAGGGTTAGCGCATGCCAGAGATATTTGTTGGTTCGGTACTGAGAAACAACCAAGGATCCGAGTTCGTAATTGAGAAAATCGAAGGTCGGATGAAGGTGTCGATCCGCTATCTAGATATCCACGGACATGCATCTGTTGAGGCGGCGACCTTAATCAAGCTTGGAAGTATAAAGAACCCATATCAGCCAAAGATTTATGGCGTTGGATTCATGGGGGTCGGCCCATTCAGGTCTGCTATCGGCTCCATTCGAACGCCTGAATATGAGGCGTGGAAGGCAATGATGAGCAGAGCTTATGACAAGTCTTTGCATGCACGAAACCCGGCCTATATCGGATGTTCTGTGTGCCCCGAGTGGCATAATTTCCAGAACTTCGCTGCATGGCTAAACGATCAGCCTAACTGGGGTAGAAGTGGTTTTGAGCTTGATAAAGACGTGACAAAGGCTGGAAATAAAACGTACGGTCCAGAATTCTGCGAGCTATTGCCTAGAAGGATCAATGCATTGCGCATGACTCCAAAAGGTAGAGAGGGGCTTCCGCCAGGCGTAAGCATTTCGCCAAATGGAAAATATAGGGCTCAGTGTCGAGATGGGTCTGTATGCGTTAAGCTTGGTACGCACGACACAAAAGAAGACGCCTTCATGGCTTACAAGGTTTTCAAGGAAGGCGTGATTCGCGAGGCCGCCGATGAATTTAGGTCGGTTATCTCGGATCGAGTATACAAATCCATGATAAGCCATGAGGTCACCCCATGATCAATGTGCGCGGGCTGGCCAACATGGCTACGCAGAACGTCAACCCGAATCAAGTCGTCACTCTTGAGGTGAACACCGGCTTCACTGTGGATGATTACGGCAATCAGGTGTCGTCGTTCCTCTCCGAACAGATCGAGGTGCAAACGCAGTCGCTGTCCTCGACTGAGAAGTACAACCTCGACTTGAACAACAAGCAGGGCCAGTTCATCTCGATCTACGCCTACGGCACCATTGACGGAATCCGGCGCTGGCTGCAAAAAGGTTCGTCGAAGTTCACCTTCCCGGCCTACGGCGAAGAAGAGCCGGCCGTGTGGATGGTCGATCAGGTGGCTGAATCCTATGCGACGTGGACGCGGGTGATCGCGTGGCGCACCGAGGCACCTATCAATGGCTGACCTGAGCGTCACGCAGCAGGAGATTTACAAGGACGTTCGCGCGTTCCTGCTGGGCCTGTTCCCCGGCTCAGAAAAACAGATCATCCAGGCAGCGCAGAACAACAACCCGCTGCCGAATCAGGCGGTCGTGATACAGGTTCTGTTTTCCAAGAATCTGGACATCGCCGTTGTGACGCCATTACCGCCGACTGAAGCCGCGATTCAGAACTCTGTCGAAGTGCGGATGCAGATCGACTTTTATGGCGTGAACGCCGAGGCGCGGAGCCGGGTTGTGGCCAACCTCTGGCGCACGGGCTACGCCTGCGACCTGCTCACCGCTTGCCAGCCGCTCTATGTTCAGTCGCATGACCGACACATTTACGTCAACGATTCAAATCAGTACGAAGACCGTTGGATCATTGACCTCGGCCTGCAATACAATCCACAAGTAACCGTCGCGCAGGGATTCAGTGATTCCCCTCCCGTGATACAAACAGTCCCTGTCTCGGAGTAAATGCACATGTCCATTCCGGCAAGTCGCATCGTCACGATCAACCCGTCTGCCATCGGCACCGGGGGCAATCCGCTAGCGATGAATACCCTGCTCATTGTGAGCGGTCCAGAGCGCACCCTTGGCGTGCAACAGTTTGGCAGTGCTGCCGAGGCTGGCGCCTTCTACGGCCTGACTTCGCCGGAGTACACCTTTGCCGGTCGCTACTTCCTCGGCTATGACGGTGCCACGCGAATTCCTGGCGCGCTGAATGTCGTGCAAGATCCTGCCGCCGCGCTGCCTGCCATCCTTCGCGGCGGTAGCGTGCGCACCATGACGCTGACCCAGCTCAAGGCCATTACCGGCGATCTGGTCGTCACCATCGACGGCGCACCGATCACTGTCCCGGTCAACTTCTCGGCCGTCGCCAGCTTCTCCGAGGCCGCTGCTCTGCTGACAGACGTTAGCAATTTCGTTGGCGACTTCAACGAGCAACAGCAGTGCTTCGAGCTGACCACCGTTGATACTGGCGCCGCCGCCAACATCAGCTTCGGTTCCGGCGTAGTCGGCCTGGCGATCAAGCTGGACCAAGCGGCCGGCGCACAGAAAGAAAATGGCCGGGCTGTTCCGACTGACGCCGAACTGATGGCATACGTCCTAAATAGAACCCAGAACTTTGGCGTCATCACGCACGTTGCTGAGCAGATCCGCGCCGACAAAGAATCCATGGCTGCGTGGGTGACTACACAGAACAGCCGATTCGCCTACATCGCCCTGGACACTGACGGTACGGCCATTGTCGCCAACAACGACGCCAGCTTCGGCGCCTGGCTGGACGAAACCGAGCAGAACGGTACTACCCCGTACTACGGCACCATTGAGCAAGTGGCGGCTGTTTGCGGTGGTATCGCGGCCATCGACTTCAAGCGCACCAACGGCCGTCGCAACATCATGTTCATGAAGCAAGCGGGCATTGCTGCGACCATCACCGACGAAGGCGAATACACCGCGCTAATGAGCAACGGCTACACCTTCTACGGCGAGTTCGCCACGGCCAACGATGAGTTCCGCTTTAACGTCAACGGCGCCGTGTCGGGCCAGTTCAAGTGGCTGGACAACTACGTCAACCAGATCTACCTGAATGCGCAGTTCCAGCTGGCGATGGTGACCATGCTGCAAGCCTACGGCTTCATTCCGTACAACGAACCGGGCAAGGCAATCCACCGCGCCGCCGCCGCCGCCCCAACTGCAGAAATGGTCAACTTCGGCGGCATTGTCCCTTTGATTGATCCGAACGCATTAAGCGAACAACAGAAGTCGATCATCAACACGCAGGCCGGTTTTGATATCGTCCCGTCGCTGCTGGCTAAGGGCTGGGCAATCGACATCAAGACCCCGGATGCGCAGACTCGCGGCAACCGTGGCTCGTTCCCGTTCACATTCTGGTACACAGATGGGTCGAGTGTTCAGAGCGTCAATATGGCCTCCATCAACGTTCAATAAGGGGTACGCATCATGACAATGTCTCAAAACCCCCGCACGATCACGGCGGCCAACAGTGTCGTTATGTTCACCGCCGCGGGCTACTACGATCAGGCGATCCAGCTGCAAGGCTTCCAGGTCGATAACGCATTTGGCTTTGGTGATGCGACCGTGGGCGAAACCCGTATGGGCGTGGACGGCAAGCAGTCGGGCGGCTGGGTAGCTCACGAAGTGCCGGTGACGGTGTTCCTTGAAGCGAACAGCGCCAGCCGTTTGCAGATGGAGCAGTACCGCGGCTGGTGTAACGCCAACCAGGAAACCAGCTTGTGCACGCTGGACATCACCATCCCGTCGATTGGTCGTCGCATCCAGGCCAGCGGCTTCATGGTCAACCAAGGTGGCGGCCCGTCCGCGCAGAAGCTCATCAACGGCACGCAGTACGTGTTCAACATGGTCATCAACAGCGAGGAATCCATCTCGTGATTACCACCAAGGACGTGACCATCGAGGACGGCACGGACGCCGGCAAGACGTTCATCGTGAAGAAGATGCCCTTGCTTCGCGGTGATCGTTGGGCTAACCGTGTGGCGCTGTCGCTGTGCAAGGGCGGGGTTGATATCTCCGGCCTGACCACGACCGACGATAACGGCAAGCTGGTGTTCCGCGGCCTGCTGGATATGGCTGGCGTGGTCAGCGTGGCACTGAAGGCTCTGGGCGGCGTCGATGATGTCACCGCTCAGGCGTTGCTGGACGAAGTGCTGCAAGACGTTCGCCTGCGCCTGCCCAATGGATCGGAGCGGCCTTTGATTATCGACACCGACGTGACCAGTATTTCCACGCTCTGGAAACTTCGCATCGAATCGATCAAGGTCAACCTCGATTTTTTAACGGCCGGCGTTACCCAGTAATCGAAGCCGATGGGTTGCAGATGCCTCTGAACACAGAGGCGTTTGCAAGGTGCGTAAACCTGAGTAGTCAGGCCTTCTATGTCCTCGACAACGGCCTGGCCACTTACGCTGAGCTTGACGCGCACCTGACGCTTGAAGATGCCATCACGATGATTGAATTTCATCAGGTGTCCGCGCACAACAAGGCACTGATTAAGGAATTGCAGGATGAGCTCAGTAACGGTCGATGAACTGGTCATGCGCATTGAGATCGAACTTGATAAGTTTCGATCTGAAGCAGGCCAAGCTGAGAGCATTGAGAAAAAGCTGCGCGCCGCGATCAAGGGCACCGGGGAGGCATCGGACGAAGCCGGCAAGAAAGTCGATGGTATGGCGTCCAAGGTTGGCGACTCCAACAAGGAACTGGGCAAGCAACAACAAGCCCTGATTGCCGTAACCGGGCGCGTCGTCGCCTTCATTGGCGCGCTGGCCGGCTCCAACGCCATCGTCAAATTCACGACCGCCATTTCCAACGCCAACGACCAATTGGGCTTTATGTCCAAGCGTCTTGGCGCGACTGCTCGTGACATCAAGGGCATGGATACCGCCGTCGCCGGTCTTGGCGGCGCGGGAGCTTCTGCCGAAAACACCATGAAAAGCCTGAACCAAGGGATTCAGGAAATGGTGTTGATGGGCAATGATTCCCTGATCCCATTCTTCAGCGCGCTGGGCGTCGGCGTGGTCGATGCCTCTGGCAACGTCCGCAAGATGAACGACGTGCTTCTTGATATGTCCGACTCTCTGTCGAAGATGGATCCGCAGCAGGCCTATGCGATCGCTTCGGCGATGGGTCTGGATGACGGCATGGCCAACGCCTTGATCCAAGGCCGTGACGCCATGCAAGAAATGCTCAACATGCAGGAAAAGGCCTACGTCTCCAGCAAGGAGGACATTGCCGCCAGCCGCGAACTGAGCAAGGCGCAGGCGTTCCTGTCGGCGCAGTGGGAAGGCCTGAAAACCATGCTGGCCAACGCCCTGATTCCCGTCCTGCTCAAGATCACGAAAGTCGTGTCGGGCTGGATGGATTACCTGGCGCGCAACGAGCGCACGGCGCGCAACTTCTTCGAGGGCATCGCCATTGCGGTGACGTTGCTGCTCATCCCGGCGCTGGTAAAAGCAGGCATCGCCATACTGGCGCTGGTGGCGCCGATCCTTGGAACAGCTGTCGTGGTCGCTATCCTGGCGGCCGGCTTCGCCCTGCTGTACGACGACTACAAAACCTGGTCCGAGGGCGGCAAGTCGCTGTTCGACTGGGAGAAGTTCGACAGTTACATCAAGGGGACTAAGGTGTCCGTGGAC